ACATTATGTGGGGTATGTTAAAAGACTTAGGTAAGGATGTTATTAAAGATGCTTACGAGAACACAGCTAGGTTAACACTTATTAATGGCAGGAAGATATTCCTCAAAGGAAGTGACAGACCAGATACGCTCAGGGGTGTGGGACTAGCTCACGTCGTACTTGATGAGTATGCCAGTATGAAGCCTGTGGTATGGGAACAGATAATAAGACCGACTCTGGCAGACGTTAGAGGTGGTGCTTTATTCATTGGTACACCTGCGGGGAAGAATCACTTCTATGATTTATGGATAGAAGCACATAACGAGGATGATTGGGAAGCTTTCTCTTTTAACTCTACTGATAACCCCTATATAGCAGCAGATGAGATTGAAGCTGCTAAAAGGTCTATGTCCTCTATGGCTTTCAGACAAGAGTTTGAAGCATCATTTGAAACATTCTCTGGTGGTATCTTTAAGGAAGAATGGTTTCTAACTGGGAAAGAACCCGAGGAAGGTAACTATGTTATTGCTGTGGACCCTGCTGGCTTTGAAGCGGTTGAGAAAGAAAGAGGAATTAAAGGCTCTAAATTAGACGAAACAGCTATCGCTATCGTTAAAGTTTGGAGAGATAAATGGTATGTTAAAGATATACTACATGGAAGATGGAGTATTAAAGATACAGCAAGGAAAATCCTAAAAGCTGCTTCAGTAAACCAAGCTACTACAGTAGGTATTGAAACAGGTTCTCTAAAGAACGCTATACTTCCTTACTTAGAAGACGAAATGAGAGCAGAGAACAAGTTTGTACATATAGATGAGCTACGTCATGGCGGTAAAAAGAAGACTGAGAGAATTACTTGGTCTTTACAAGGTAGGATGGAACACGGACAGATAACCTTTAACGAAGATAGAGACTGGAAACCTTTTGTATCACAGATGTTAGACTTCCCTAACCACCTTAGCCATGATGACATGCTCGACTCACTAGCATATATAGACCAAGTGGCTATATCAGACTTCGCATACTCTATAGACATGGATGATGACTGGGAACCTACAGACGAAATAGCCGGATATTAAAGATAGTTTATATTGAACGTGTTTTTGTGGTATACTCCGCAGGAATTACCTATATTTAAAGGGTTAAATGTTCGATTCTAAAGAAACTAAATACCAAGCTCTTGCTAGCTGGTTAAATTACAGGCTAGATAGCTGGAGAACTCACCGTGATACTAACTACGTACAGAAATGGGATGAATATTACCGTCTATGGCGTGGTATTTGGGTCGAGAGTGATAGAACTCGTGGGTCAGAGAAGTCACGCATCATCTCCCCTGCGTTACAACAGGCGGTAGAGTCATCAGTAGCTGAACTAGAAGAAGCAACCTTCGGTAGAGGGAAGTGGTTCGACTTACAAGATGATATGTTAGACCAGCAACCACAGGATGCTGAGTATGTACGTAACTTATTACAAGAAGACCTAGAGAAAACAGGTGTTAAAGACGCTGTATGTGAGGTATTCCTTAATTCAGCTATCTACGGTACTGGTATTGGTAAGATTGTAGTAGAACAGAACCTAGAGAGAGCGCCGGCTGCGGTACCTGTTGCAGGAACTACAGCTACTACTAGAGAGATTGTAGAATATCCTTCTATTGATGTTAAAGTAGAGCCTATCTCACCCAAAGAATTCCTTATTGACCCTTCTGCTAACTCTATTAACGAGGCGTTAGGTGTTGCTCACGAAGTTATTAAACCTAGATACCATGTTATCGAAGGTATACAGTCAGGCATCTACCGTGATGTTCCTCTTGATGGTGATTATAGCACTGTTAAGATGGGTTACGAGCCTGAGTCTAGACAAGCAGATGAATCTGATTCAGTTAAGATTACTGAATACTGGGGTAAAGTACCTAAGCGATTCCTCAAGGCTAGTAAAGATAAAGATGACTTTGAATACACTAAGAAAGATGTTCTTGTTGAAGCAGTAGTTACTATTGTTAATGATGAATACATTCTTAGAGTAGAAGAGAACGCATTTATGATGGAAGATAGACCTTTCATCTCTTACCAACACGATATTGTCCCAAATAAGTTCTGGGGTAGAGGTGTATGCGAGAAAGGATACAACCCTCAGAAGGCATTAGATGCTGAGATGAGAGCAAGGATTGATTCCTTGGCATTAACAACCACACCTATGATGGCAGCAGACGCTACTCGCCTACCTAGGGGTGTAAAGTTTGAGGTTAGACCGGGTAAAACTATATTAACGAATGGTTCACCACGTGAGGCTATCATGCCTTTGGATATGGGAACCACAGACCCTTCTACATTTAATCAGGTCGCTTCACTTCAAAACATGGTACAGATGGGTACCGGTTCAGCAGACGCAGCAGCAGGAAACAGAGAAACTGCTTCTGGTATGTCTATGATGCAGTCTGCTGCTATCAAAAGACAGAAGCGTACGTTGATGAACTTCCAGAATACCTTCTTAATCCCAATGATTAACAAATCAATGTGGAGAAAGATTCAGTTTGATGTAGATAGATACCCAGTAAACGATTATAAGTTTATACCTTACTCTACGATGGGTATAATGGCTAAAGAATTAGAGATGCAGCAGATGGTACAAATGCTACAGGCTATTCCCAAAGACTCTCCTGCGTTTAACGTGATTCTTTTAGCTCTATTCCAGAACTCTAGTATTCACAATAGAGACCAGATAGTACAGTCTCTTCTACAAGGTAATCAACCTAATCCTCAAGCTAAAGAGTTAGAGGTTATTGGAATGGACCTACAGATTCAGAAGGCACAGGCAGATATTCAGAAGACTCTTGCGGAAGCAGAGGAAGAGAAAGCTAAAGCTATTAAATGGCAAGCTGAGGCAGCTAATAGTATGCCTAATGAGATTGAAATTGAAGATAAGATACTTAAACTACAGAGAGATGTTCTTAATCTAGAGAAGATTAAGGCAGACATCGCTAACAAGGTATCAGAAACACAACGTAACATACCAGAGATGGAGCATCTCAAGTCAGAAACTATTCTGAACTTGGCAAAGGCGAGAGCTGCTGGTGTTAAATCAACTATCCCTACAACTGTACAGTGAAGACAGACGAACAGTTCTTAAGTGATAGGTTAGATATGTTTGAAACCGAGGGATGGCTTGACTTGGTTTCAGAACTAAACGACATCGAGAAAAGCGTTAGAGATATTGACGCAATGAATGATGCTGAAAGCCTTTGGGAAGCCAAGGGTAAGTTGAAAATGCTAAATTATATACAAACTTTAGAATATTCAACTAAGCTAGCGGTAGAACAATCCTAGTCATAGGACTCTACTTTAAATAACTTCATAATCCCATAGGGACGGAGACGACAAATGAGTATAGTAGTAGATGAAGCACCTTCAACAGGTGAACAGGTAACAGAAAATCAAGAAGTAGTATCAGAAGAGGTACAGGCGGAGGCTTTAACAGAGTCAGAAACCCAACCAGAAGCTGAGTACCAACCTCCTGAGAAGTATGCTGGGAAATCCTTAGAAGACGTTATTGAGATGCACTTAAATGCTGAAAAGGTATTAGGGAAACAAGGACAAGAAGTTGGAGAACAACGGAAGTTAATTGAAACCCTGATTCAAGCTCAACAACAAGCGACTAATGTTACTACCACCGAAGAAACACCTCAATCATTTGAGGAGACTTTCTATGATAACCCCGAACAAGCGGTCAAGTTAGCAGTAGAGAATCATCCAGATATTTTAGAGGCTAAGAGAGTCCGAGCTGAACAAGCACAGTCTGCTAACACCGCGCAGTTAGAGGCAGCACATCCAGATTTTATGGATGTTGTTCAGGATAAAGACTTTCAGAATTGGATAGGAGAAAGCAAGGTACGGATGGAGTTGTTCCGTAGAGCTGATGAGTATGATTTTGATTCTGCTAACGAACTGTTTAGTAATTGGAAGTTAATCTCCAATAATAAACTAACACAGGAAGTTAAGGCAGGTGAAGAAGTTAAACGACAAGAAGCTTTAAAGAAAACAACATCTGAGACACGTTCTTCTGGTGATTCGGTTGGTGGAAAGAAAATGTATCGTAGGTCTGATTTAATCAACCTACAGATTACAGACCCTTCAAGATATGAGGCTTTGGGTGACGAAATTCAAAGTGCTTATGCGGAAGGGAGGGTGAAATAATAACAATAATTATGGAGAAATACAATGGCAAATTCATTTAACGGCTCAGGTAGTACAACTACTAGAGCAATTGCTGGTAATTTCATCCCTGAACTTTGGTCGGATGAAGTTATTGGTGCATATAAATCAAGCTTGGTACTAGCAAACCTAGTAACAAAACTATCACATAAAGGTAAGAAGGGTGATTCAATTAACATCCCTATTCCTGCGCGTGGTGTTGCGACAGCTAAAGCAGCTAACTCTCAAGTTACGCTACAAGACTCAGCTAACACTCTTAAAACTATTAGCATTGCTACTCACTATGAGTATTCTAAGCTAATTGAAGATATTGCTGAAGTTCAGGCGTTAGCCTCAATGCGTAAGTTCTACACTGATGATGCTGGTCACGCACTTGCTACTAAAGTTGATACTGATTTATTCGGTACAATGACAGGCGGTACGTTCGTGAGTGGTTCTACTGGTGCTACATGGTCTTCAGGTGCCGGTGGTGTTATCACTGATGCTGGTATCCGTGCTATGATTCTAGCATTAGATAATGCTGATGTTCCTATGGACAATCGTTCACTGGTACTACCTCCAGTAGCAGCTAACTCTATTCTTGGTATTGACAGGTTCACTGAACAACAGTTCATTGGTTCTGGTGATGCTATTAAGACGGGTAAGCTTGGACAAATCTACGGTATGAGTGTATACATTAGTAACAATGCTCCTACTACAGGTTCAAACCGTGAAGGTCTGATGTTCCATAGAGACGCTGCTGTTCTTGCTGAACAGGTCGGTGTGCGTACACAGACTCAGTACAAACAAGAATACTTAGGTGACTTGTTTACTGCTGATACTATCTATGGTGTAGGCGAGCTACGTGCTGAAGCTTCTGTAGCTTTTAAAGTTACTGCGTAAGTAGTTAGTAAAGCGTACCCCTTTCTCACGAGAGGGGTATTCTGAATTAATTAGAGATTAACATGCCAATTTATAAGTATGAATGTACTGAAAAGGGTCACGAGTTCACTGATATGTGTTCTATTTCGGATAGGAAGAAGGAGCGTCCTTGTACTCAGTGCGGTAGCGTTGGTGTGTATAAACCCACTTTTGAAGCATCGTTTCAATATGGCGAGAATTACAAGTCAATCGCAGCAGACAGACACAGGTGGAATCTCAGAGAAAACAAAAGATTGAATACTAAAGGTAAGTCTTATGCATAATATGGATATACTTGAAGACAGTACACAGATAGATGGTGGACTTGAGTTAGATAGATTTAAAAAGAGAATCTTAGATATTTGGAATAGGATGCTTGAGGAGACTTATGCTAAGTATCCAGATGAAGTATCTAAAGAAGAATACATGGAATCAAATGCTCTTAAGTTTGCTGGAGACCCTGAAGAGGAGAGTGAGATTGATAACTTAATGGCTATGCTTGAAGAGTTACTAGACCCTCAAGAAGAACTTGAAGATGTAAAGTCTGAAGGTAAAGCTCCTGCTTATAAAGGTAAGGAGTTAAAAGCTAACAATGAAAAAAGCAATGTAGAGGTAACAACTTATGAAGTTAAACACGCAAGTACAGGAACTCCTAAAGATGCTAACGGTTCACGGAAAGGCGGGACTTACGCTGGTGTTGAAGGCGGTAAACTATCTCCTAGGAAAGATGCTAAAGTTATCCGAAGCTTCTCTCCAATGGCTGAACAAATAAGAGATGAGCTTAAATCTTTAAAAGAAAGACAGAATATTGGTAGAAGAAGGGAGTTATTTAGACTGTAATGGCTAAGAATAGAGTCTACACTAGAGGTAAGATACGCTCCTTAGTTAAACCTAAGAGACCAGCACAGCCTCATCATTGGAAGAAGGCTAAAGCTATTGCTGCTTATCTTAATAGAAGGGAAACTTGGGCGATTCTTCTAAACTTTGAAGAGACAATTGTACTGAGTGAGTTAATCTCTATCACAGCTCCCGGTTCTCTTTCCGAATCTTATGCTGATAGTCTAGGTTTTACAGAGACATTAAACTTCGCGTCTTCTTTAGACAAAGCAGATTTAGTGTCTATCTTAGAAGATGTATCCCTTTCATTAACTATGGAAGCAACACCGGACTCTCTAGGTGTTAGTGATATACTAACCACTAATTTCAATAGTGTTATTAACGACACTACAGCAGACGGTGTTACTTTCACTGAGCAGTTAGATTTCTTATTTGAACTAACAGCGACACAAGACTCTCTTGGTTTGACAGAGGTTTATTCAAATCACTTAACTAAAGTGTTAGTAGATGGTTTTGCTTTAGATGAAACTCTTGAGATATTAGATAAAGAAGCTATCCTTAATAAAGGTAACGTTATTTCTTTTACTACTGATATACAAACTTTCAGTGTTGGTAAAGGAGTTTCAGAAAACGTTACAGTAGCTGAGACTTTAGGTAAGACTATATTTAAAACCTTCTCTGATGGAGTAGGTATTGCAGAATCTATTGGTAGTAAGACAATTGCTATTAGTAAGTCGGATGGGGTTACTGTAGACCATTCGGAAACCGCAGATGTTGTCATTTCAGGAACACTTGCAAATCGTAAATTAGGCGGAGAGCCGTTTAATAAACTAACCTTTAATTAACTGGAGAAATAAAATGATTAAAGAAAACTTAAAAATGACTGGCTCGCTTGAGATTGCTATCAATGGTGATACAGTTCGTAAGATTCCTAACCTAGTTGTATCAGCAGGTAAGGAACACGTAACAGCTAGACTACACGGTACTACTGATGGTGTCATGTCTGCTATGGCAATTGGCACAGGAAGCACTGCTGCTGCCGCAGGTGATACTGCTTTAGGCACAGAGGCTGTACGTACTGCTTTTGATTCTGGATTCCCAGATATTAGTGGAACTAACACAATTAAGTACGAGACTACTTTTGTAGCTGTCGGTTCTGGTGGTGATGTTTCAGTAACAGAAGCCGGTATCTTCAACAACACTACTTCTGGTGGTACAATGTTAGCACGAACAGTGTTCGGAACGGTAACAAAAGGTGCTAGTGATGTGATGACAATCACTTGGACTATCACAGTATCTTAATCTAAATAGAAGGAGAGCCTTATGGCAGTTAAATTTACAAATAACGCAGCAACTACTTTAACATCGGCTGTATCAATAAGTGATACAACTATTGCTGTAGCTAGTAACACTGGCTTTCCTTCAATTTCTGGTTCAGATTATTTCTATGTGTCTATTGATTCAGAAGTTCTTAAGGTTACGTCAGTATCTGGTACTACCTTTACGGTTGATGCGGCTACGGCTGCTCATGATAACGGAAATACTGTAGAGTTGAGAGTATCAGCAGAGGTACTGAACGATGTAAGAACAGAGACTACTAATAGAAGTATTAGTGACTCAACAAGCACTACTAGCTCTACAACAAGTGCTTCTAGTACGGCAGTTAAAGACGCTCTTGCTTCAGCACAAACATACGCAGACTCAGTAGGTATTGACTTTACTTCATCTACGTCTGCTCCTTCATCACCTACTGATGGAGACCATTGGTTTGATTCAACCAACGGTATTCTTTATGTAAGAGCTGACTCAAACTGGATAGATGTTTCCACAGCAGGTGGTGGTGACGCTAACGTCCAAGCTGATTGGACTCAAAGCACTACGACACACGATGCTTATATTCAAAACAAGCCAACCTTATCTGGAACTAACACCGGTGATAACGCAACAAATACTCAGTATTCTGGCTTAGTATCCAACATTGCACATCCACTAGTAGAAACAGCAGTTCCAACAGGTGCTTTATTTACAGATACAAATACTACTTATACAGCTTCAGGACTGGTAGCAATAGACGGTTCTAATAATATAACTACTACGGCTACGGGAAACCAAACACAATCTGAGATTAACGCTTTAGGTATCACAGCTACTTCTGTTGACTTAGGTAACTGGACTATTACAGAATCAGGGGGTGTGGCTTACTTTGCTACAAGTGGTACTAATAAAATGAAGTTAGATGCCTCGGGTAATCTAACTGTAGTTGGAAACGTAACAGCATACGGAACAGTGTAAATGGCTTTACAAGCATCAGGAGCGATTAGTTTACAAGACATCCAAGATGAATTTGGAGGCTCTCATCCTATTAGCCTTAGTGAATACTATGGGTCAGACACTGTACCAGCATCAGGTGAAATTGCTTTTGATGATTTCTATGGTACATCGGATATTTCTTTTACTACCGCAACAGGTGGAACAATAACTACAGTTGGTGATTATAAGTATCACTACTTTACCTCGTCTAGCTCGTTTAATGTTAGTTCTGTCGGCACTGATGGTATTGAATATCTTATTGTGGCTGGTGGTGGAGCAGGAGGCGGTGCTTGGCACAGTGGTGGTGGCGGAGCAGGTGGTTTACTACACAATACAAATTACACAGTAAGTGCTACAACTTACAGTGTCATAGTCGGTAGTGGTGCTACAGCAGTGTCTGGCAGCGGTGGTTCTTCAGTTAATGGAGGAAACTCGTCATTTGGGTCTATTACAGCAACTGGTGGTGGCGGTGGTGGTTCTTATAATACTACTGTGGCTGGTGGCAATGGTGGTTCTGGCGGTGGTGCGTCTGCTTATGGTTCTAACGGTAGTGCGTCTCCAGCAGGTCAAGGTCATAACGGTGGTGGTGCTGGTGGCAATGGTAATCACGGTGGTGGTGGTGGTGGAGCAGGAGGTGCAGGTATTGCCGGTACTACTTCACCAGTTAAAGCCGGTAATGGCGGTGTCGGCTCATATATTACAAACTTCTCTCAGTTTGGCGTCAGTGGGTGGTTTGCTGGCGGCGGTGGTGCTTCCAACGGTAACGGCTGGGCATCTCAAGGCATTGGTGGAACAGGTGGTGGTGGTAATGGCGGTGTTAACTCTGTAGGTACAACAAAGGGAACTGCGTACACTGGTGGAGGCGGCGGTGGTTCTAGGGGTTATGTCGTTTCTGGGTCAGAAGGTCATGGTGGAAAAGGCGTTGTTATTATTCGTTATAAGTGGCAGTAGATATGGCTATATATTCTAAATTAAATAAAGAAAACAAAGTTGTTGACTTAGTAGTTGTTGAAGACTCATTAGCGGAAAACGAAGGTATTGCTTTGCTATTGAACATTACTGAACACACTAACTGGAAACAAGTAGACAAACCTAATAGACGCGGTAGTGGTGGTATTGGTTCTTTTTATAACGAAGATAAGGATGCTTTTATTATGACACAGCCTTATCCTTCTTGGGTGTTAAACGAAACCACTTGTTTGTGGGAAGCTCCTATCAGCAGACCAGATACAAATAATCCTTACAACTGGAACGAAACAGAACAAACTTGGGACTTAATAGAGAATGAATAATAACAAAGAATTTAGAACTAAAACCGTAGGAGTAATAAATGGCTGATTA